GCACTTCGCAAAATCCCATATTGGAGTGAAATGTCAGATGGAAAAAGAGGCGCTCTGCTCAGCTTTGCTTATAATCTTGGTGCCGGTTTTTACGGTGGTACTAACTTTAATACTATTACTAAACGCCTAAAGAATAAAGAGTGGGATTTAGTACCCGATGCTTTATTCCTTTACCGTAATCCTGGTTCTAATGTAGAAGCAGGTCTTGCTCGTAGAAGAAAGGCAGAGGGTGAAGCATGGAAAAAAGGATAAATAAAGTTACAATCATTACTGATTCTTGATCTTAACTGGTCTGAATCTACATACTCCGAGTCCTCTGTGACTTGGTGAATACTTTACTTTTAAACAACTTTAGTTTGTTTTGTTTAGTACACACTAAGTAATAGAGGACTTTTTATGTCTTACGCTACAAAGGCGCTTGCTGTAGCGTCTGCTCTTTTGATTGGAGCACCAACAGCATTCGCAGATACAATTTCTGGTACAGATTTTGAAACCGGAGATACATCAGGATGGAACACTGGAACTCAAACTGGAACATTAGATAGTGCAATTAGTGGCCAGGGAACTGGTGTGAGTGTTGTCGATAATCCAGTCATCTTCAATGCTGGTTCTTTTCCTGCAGTAGGAAGTCCAACACTACAAGACGGTTCTCCTAACCCATATCATGCACCCGCAGTAACTCCAACAACTTGGGAGTTTGCTCCTTATGGAACTGCTGGTGCCGCATTACAACCAAACGGTCAACAAACATTTAACCAAGCAACAGAAGCATTAGGACTAACATCAGAACAAAATCAAGCCATAAGAGATCTTCTTACTCAACAACAGCAAGCATCAGGCCTCGGAAATCCAAATCCAACTGATGCTGCTTGGATTACAAAGTCAGTCAATTTGGAAACTGGAAAAATCTATACAATGTCTTGGAACTATATTGGAACTGATTATGTCCCTTTCAATGATGGTTCTATCACTTCTCTTGTTTATCAAGGTGTAGGTTTATCTCCATCAATCACAGTTAATAATCAACTCCAAAACTATGCACTTCTTGGATTCACTAACCCAGGAACAGGAGATTATTCAACAGGATCTTTTGGTTCTACTGGATGGCAGTATTCAACTTATCAGGTAGGTGCCGATGGTGATTATCTCTTAGGATTTGCAGTGTTCAACCTTGGAGATACTGCATTATCACCAGTTCTTTTAGTTGATAGTCAGCCTGGAACTACAACAGCAAATGGTCAGACATTTACTCCTGTTGCACCAAACAACCCAGATGCTCCATCTGTTGATGAAGTAGCACCCACTCCAACTCCAACTCCAGAACCAGAGCCAACACCAGAACCAACTCCAGAACCTGAACCTACTCCAGAACCAACTCCAGAACCAGAACCAACTCCAGAACCTGAACCTACTCCAGAACCAGAGCCAACTCCACAACCTACACCACAACCTACACCACAACCAGAGCCAACTCCTGAACCTGAACCAGAGCCAACTCCACAACCACCAACACTGTTGAATTCTGCAACCATCCTTGCACCAGGACTTCCTGTAGTTGTAACTACTAAGGTAAATCATAGAGCAACTGAAAAGAAAGGAGTTCAAAATATTAGAAGAGAGTTTATAACTAAGACTCAAACTCCTTTATTAAAACAGAATATTTATAGTAATGGAACTGTCACAAATTCTTTGGTTTTATCCGTTAATAGTCAGAATACTCATGACACTCTTTCTGGTCGTGTAGATCAACATGAATTCTTGGATAAGATTGGTGGCGGATTACAAAATCTTTTTATTCATGAGCCAACTGAACCAACTACAGATAGAGTAAGAGCATTCAATAATAACTATTATGTTTGGTCTAATGGTGACTATGGATACTATGGAAAATCTCTAATTACTGGTGGTGGATTGGAGATTGATCTTAAACCAACTTGGACGATTGGTGGTCAATATAATAATGTAAACATTGATCTTGATGGTGTTAACAGCACTTCAAAACTTCTTAAAAAGCATTATGGAATATTCAATATGTTCCGTGGAAGTACATTCTCACTCTTAACAAATGCTGGATATTCTCAGAACAAATATAATGTTAAGAGAAGTGTGCAGGATATTTTTAGAAATGAAAGTTCAACTCAAGGAAAAGAATGGTTTGTTAATAACAGACTACTCTGGAATCTCAATAAGAATGTAACTCCATTTGTTGGATACACTGTTGGTAATTATCAGAGAGATGGATTCGTTGAAAAGGGATCTATCCAATCAAGAAGAACTGTTGATTCTATTAATGAAACTTCACATTCTGGTGAGGTAGGTCTAAATATTTCACATCGTTTTGGTGGAAAGAAGAAGAACTTGTATGGTTTAACTATTGGTGGTTCTTATGAAACCAGCGGAATGGTTGAAGCATTTGCTTCTGTTGATTATAAAGAAATGGTAGCTATCGAAGGAATCCATCAAATCAATGATGGTGTTTCTAACACAGCAGTATCTGCAAAACTTAAGTTTAAATTCTAAATAAAAAGGACATCATCACACAGACTGATGGATAAGAAAAAAGAAAACGCCATGGGACAAGTTATTCGTATTGCTATCTTGGGTTGGTCTGCTGCTCTTCTTACCGCTAGTTATGCTGGGGCTCTATCTAAAATGGACCCCACTTTCATTGCTACTGTTTTCACCGCATCTGCTGCTACTTTCGGTATTAACACAATGAAGAAGGGTGGTGATGAAGATGAAAAGAAAGAAGAACCACGCAGAGAAGTCGTGGTAGAAGCACTACCAGAACCACCAGCACCAGAATTTGTTACTGATGAACCAACTCTTGAAGAAAGAGTTGAAGTTTTGGAAGGTCAAGTACAACCACGCACAGGAGCCTAATGGCAAAGTCAGCAAATAAAGGTAAGAAAGGTTCTGCTAGTAATAAAAAGCAGAACCAAGGAAATGCTACTGCCAAAAAGGCAAAGAATGGTGGTAAGAAAAAGTGATTGATTTGATTGCATTTATGATTGTAGGTTATGCCGAAATTGAGTCTGGTAGTTGTCAATTGGAATATCTTCGCTACAATCAAATACACTCATTGATCATCCCATGCCAAGAGAATGGAACACGCCTAAAAGGGAGTGTTGGAATGCTCCCATCCATCAAATACTCAAAGCCATAGATAATCACACCCGCCTTCATATGGAGACGGGTGATTATTGGCATGAGGAGCAGGCACAAATATTGAGAAAGTATATAAAAGATTTAAAAGTATGGATACACAAACAAGAGGGTTGTTGGAATGAGTGAATTTCCTTGGGGTGTATTCATACTATTAAGTTGTGGACTTTCCTTTACTGCATATGTAATCTACTACATATTAAAGTTAGCTCATGAGGAAATGAAAGATGAAGCATTTAAGTCTGATACTGTCACTCACAAGCCTGAGCATTAGTGCTGCGATTGGCGTAGGAGCATATATCACCTACCAAAAAGCACAAAAGATTCTGGACAATCCAGAAGAGTTTGTTGGTAAAGTTGTTGAGAAACAAGTAACCAAAGCATTTGAGAAACTGCCTATTCCAGGAGTTCCTAAGTTTAAAGGTGGTATAGGAGAACTAAATACTGAGAAGTTTAAACTACCATTCTAATGGACAAGGATCCTTACATTTACAGAATCAAGTCTGTTCTTAAGGTTGTAGATGGCGACACTATTGATGCTGCTATTGATCTTGGTTTTGATATCTCCCTTACTAAGCGAATTCGTCTTGCTGGTGTTGATACCCCAGAGAGCAGAACGACTGATGCGAATGAAAAGAAACTTGGTCTTGAAGTTAAAGAATGGCTCAAGAAAAGATTAGAAGGTCAAACAGACGTTATCGTTAAAACAGAACTCCCAGATTCGACCGAAAAATACGGTAGAATTCTAGGATATTTGTTTATTGGTGATAAGGAAGTATCCGCAGTCAATAAAAAGAAATCAGTCAATCAGCAAATGATTGATGAAGGATACGCTTGGGAATATGATGGTGGAACTAAGAAGAAAGATTTTGCTTTACTTGAATCAAGGAGACAGAAATGATATATTTTAATATTGTTAGATTGTTTATTATCATCTGGGCAGCATTTATGATTTCTGCTGTGGAATCTGTTGCTATTAAAACAGAAGGACAAGTAGAACTTGAAACTACAAGTAGAGATGCATATGCAAAAGTTCTTGTGCTTGCAGTAGGTTCTTTTCTTGGTGATGCAGCTTTCAAACTAAAGAAGAAAAATGAAACTAGCGATTCTTGACTTTTTAATAGTCTTGAGATTGCTCACCAATGACGGTATAATGCTTGAAAATAGAAGACCTATTCCTAAACGACAACCGCCAGAAGTAATTCGTTTTGTTAGAAGACCTGCAAAAAGAGGAAGAAAAAAATTTAGAATGATAAACGAGCAGATAATTTCTTAGCAATCTTTTTAGGTGGGGCATAGAGAGACTTAAATCTTTCTTGTCCTTCTTTTGTGAATTTATCTTTTACTGGTTCGTCAATAATAACTTTATTTTCAATTTCATATAAAGTATTTTTCTCAATTTCATCACGAATATACTGCTCTACATTATCGGTTTGTGCTACGAGTCTTGTTCCATCTGCAGAGTATTCAAAGATATCAACATGTCCAGACTCTGCCATTACATAATGTAAGACAGGTTTGACTTGTTTGATTTTAATTTTAAACTTATTCTTTGTTGCTTCCTTGATGAATGGTTCAGCAGCATTTTTTAATACATTCAACACTGCTGTGGATGCCATTGTAGTTGCTGTAGTCACTACTGCGACAGCACCAGCCGTAGCAACAACAGAAGGGTCAGGTAAATTAATATCGACTCCATTGATTGTAAATGCAGGTTGAGGTTTATCTGCTTGAATTTCTGCAACTGGAGTAGATGTAGGAGGTTGAGTTAACTGTTGAACTGCAGGTGGAAGTTCTGGAGAATTGACATCAGGCAATCCCCTAGTCTTTTCTTGCTGTTCTTGTGCTTGCTTTTGACGTTCTGCATTTACTGCAGCATCAAACTCTGCTTGTGTAGGAACATTAATTACTGGATACTTGATTGAAGTATCTGGCATTTCGAATACAGGTAAAGCAAGGCCCCTAACAACTGGAACTTCCGTTGATCTAACGATAGGTGGATCTATGGTAGGGATTATATTAGGACCACCAATTTTAATATCAGTGGATTGTACATTAATTGGATTTATTGGATCCATTTGCAATATCCTTCACATATGGATACTTAACTTCTACATCAGCACAGATTTTATGATATGGACTTTCTGAGTGAAATCTAACACCACTCTTCATTGCTTCACCACACTTTAATAATCTTACAAGTTCAAAATCTAATCGTGCTTTATCTGCTTCAGCTTGTTGTCTTGCTATTTCTACTTTTGCTCTTGACTTGCATATCTCTGTAAGACTTCCATCAAGAGGAAAGTTAAAACCAAGCGAGAAACCAGCATTTCCACTGTGAGTTTGATAAGTAGTTGGGTCAGCATTACCATTTAAACTCCCCAATATAAATGGGGATAAACTCATCGTTGGTCCTTGACAACTAACTCCTGATCCATATGTATTCATTGCATAGGGCCCTTGTAGCACCTGGACAGCCTGGTTTGTTACGTTACCCGTAGCAGATGCTGAAGGTCCTGCAATATTTGTATTGGAGGGAGCAGATTGCGCGTAAACAGTGTTACTTGCAATTATTGCGTAAAGACAGATACCGAGTTGGTAACTGAGTTTGTTTCTGTGGTGCGATCTATCCATGTTTCTTGTGCCACTCCAGGTCCGAGATAGGTTTCACTGAACTGGAATGGAGCACCTTGATCCATAATAGTATAGTTTGAACCAGGAGCTGGATTGCTAGGAATGCTAATGTTTGTTCCAGTAACAGTATAGGATTCTCCGGTAGTATATTCAACTACACGAATTGACTCTATAACTTTTGTTGTTGATTCTGTTGTTGCTGTAATAGTACCGCGAGTAAAATTAGGCACAACAGTGTTAGCCATTGCGGGAGTACAAATGACTCCCGCTGCTAAAAGCAAGGCGGGAGTTAAGTGTTTCATTTGAATACGCTTAGTTCTACACTACGTTGGGCTGTAGCACTTGTACCTGCACCACCAGCAGTTACAGTAGGAACACCAGTTGGGGAGAGAGTACCTGCAAGAGATCCTTTGTCTCCTGCCAACTGAGTAACACTATCACCATAAAGATTTGGTGTAGCAATTTGTCCTGAAGTAACAGATTGTGTTGTTACAGGAGTATCTGCAGCATTGTAACTTTCTGAGAAAGTAAACGCTTGACCTGGATTATTAACATCATAAGTTCCAGCACCACCTACACCACCAAAGGATGTTGCTTGAATATTTGTACCTGAGGCAGAATATGATGCCCCAATTCTTGTTGATTGAACCGCCGCGCCCTGTACACCTAATTGAACGGAATCAGTAATTCTTGATGTGATTTCAGCAGCACTAACAGGAGTGATAAAGAATAACGAAAAGGCTAAAAGAAGTCTTTTCATTTTTCTTTGAGTAAACACTAAAAGTATTTAGGGAAAGGTATGCTAGAATAAATATCTAAAAGCAAAAATCTATAGTTTAATATCTAAATGAATACTTATTCCAGAGCACTGCGACATATTAGTATGAAAG